CAGCGCTGACGAAAACGGGTTGTCCCGGTCGATTGGCGGACCAAGCCGCCAGAATCGTTGCCGTTTGTTTGTCAGTAACGCCACGGCGGCATCCAGTTGAGCCTCGGTGATGCCAGCATCGACGCAGGCCTGCACAAACTGCCATTTTGTCACCGTCGGGCGCGGGTCGAAGGTGACGACATCGGCGCCGGTATAGACGCGGATGACTTTCTCTGCCGGGATCACATGCACATGGGCTGCGTCGCCGGCAAGAACAGCGGCCGCCCGCGCGGCCTCAGCATCAGCCTCGCGGGTTGGTCCGGAGAAAACCAGTTTTGCCATGGTCTAGGCTCCGTAGGTAACAGTGACGTCGGCGTGCAGCAAAATGGCGCAGGCGGCAGTTTGCCATACCTGATCTATGACGATACATTCGGCGCCTTCGACGCCGTGCCGGCTACGTCGGTGCTGATCGGCGATCTAGTCGGCGGCTACTATGCCATGGTCGATGATCCGCCGACATCTCCAGGGCCTGGAGATGATTACTGGAGTGTGACGCCTCCGGGAAGCAATCGGTACATGATTGCCGGCACCACATATGACGATTATTATGCTCAATATTGCACCATGTCGGTCAATACCACAAGCCCTGTAAAGGATCAGGTTCTAAGTCACAAAGCGGCCAGCATTGCTGCTGCCTGCAAAAGCATGCAAGCAGTCATTGCGGCTGCACAAGGGCTGATTGTGTGGCAGCTTGACCCTCAGACACTACTTCCTCCTACCGCTGCATACACCGTGTTTAGGTTTTACCCGACGAGCCTGCCGTATTACTCGTCTGGAGATATTTACGCAGACAACGGATATTTAGGCAGTCAGACTGGAATTGACTGGAGTGCTGGATATGTTCCCGCACAAACAGCCGTTCCAACAACTCCTTATGGTTTTGCTGGAGCCTACACAATAGGTCCGGTTAAAAGCGAGCATTCACATTCGAGTATATCAATCACCTCTACCGGAAGCGTTGCTCGTATTGCTGCTGCTGACATAGGACTTACTGCCGGAGCTTATTACCTATCGCAGGTTCGCTACATAGAAGTGTCTGGAGCCAATGAAGCTGAATATAACGGCACATTTATCGGGTGGATAACTACTGATGATTTACAAACAAAAGCGGATTTTATCAACTGAACGACGGGTGGATGTATTACCAGATGAGCGGTACGCCATCATCTGCAACAGCCACAGGGACAATAGTTGTAAAGAGCTATTACTGATGACGACTTACGCATTATCCGTCACAGTAGCCGGCCAACCATTCGACATGATGCAATATAATGCCGCAGAGTCACTAACCGGCGTATTCTTCAAATCGGCGTATGATGCTTTCAACTTCGAGAATAACGTGCTGACGAAAATAACCGACGCTGATTATCCAGGATGGAGCACGGTAACGCCGACGAGCATTACCCGGTCAGGCTCTACGGCAACGGTAACACTGCCCTCTGCGGTCAATTGGGAATCTGGCGCAACCGCAACTGTTGCTGGCGCTGCGCAGACGGAATACAACGGAGATTTTGTGATTACCGTTACCGACTCAACGCATTTTACCTACACCGTAACCGGCACACCGGCGACACCGGCAACCGGCACAATCACGATTACCTGCGGGCGTACGACCGTACCTGGCATCGTCTATCTTGATTCGTTCTTTTTCGTCATGGACACCAATGCCGTGATTTACAACTCGGCGCTGAATGATCCGACGTCATGGGATGCGCTAGACATTATCACAGCCGAAAAGGAACCTGGCGCGGGCGTTGCACTGGCGAAGTCGCAGAGCTACGTGATAGCGCTCAAGGAGTGGAGTACCGAGTTTTTCTACAACAACGGCAACTCGCCGGGCAGCCCGCTTGAGCCAGTGCTCAGCGCCTTTACACTGGTCGGCTGCGCGTCTGGTGAATCGGTTGCGGCGCTCGATGAAACCATCTATTGGGTAAGCCGCGCTCGCCAGCAAGGGCCGGCAGTGCATCGCATGGCGGGGCTTGAGCAGACCAAGATCAGCACGCCGGACGTGGATCGCATCCTCGCCGCTGATGCGCTCAATGATGTATATTCGTATGGCGTCAAAATCGCCGGGCACAGCTTCTACGTCCTCGGGCTGCGGGATACCGGCGTGACGCTGGCGTTTGACGCCACCAGCAGCACCTGGGCGAGATGGACAAGCCTCACGGCGCGCGCTCCAGCATCCTGCACCATTGCGCAGTCTGGCGGTGTCGCATCGATCACATGGACGGCGCACGGCCGGTCCGATGGCGATCCTGTTGTGATATCAGGGGCCGATCAGAGCGCCTACAACGGGCTGCAGCAAGTGCGGTACGTGGATGCCAATACGCTCGCGTTTGACGTGCCGGCGGCCACTACAAGCCCTGCTACTGGGACGATTGTGGCAGTAGGGTATGACGAGAGCTATTTCAAATATTCGCGCTACGTGGCCGCGTCAGGACGGGATCTGGTATTGCACGAGACAACCGGCGAACTGTGCGAAATCTCGGCAGACGAGACGCTAGACAACGGGGCGCCGATCTTCTTCCGGGCGCGTACCGGCAAGTTTGACAACGGCAACGAGCAGCCGAAATCGCTGGCATCGCTGCGCGTCGTCGGACTCAAGCAAGGCGGCGAGGCTATGGTTCGGTGGTCCGATGACGACTACGCGACCAACTCAAAATGCAGGCCTGTCGATCTCGGCGCTGAGAATGCGCGCTTGCGGCGGTGCGGTTCGTTTCGCCGGCGAAGCTTTGAATTGATGCACGTCGGAGAATCTGCTGTGCAGGTCGCGGCGCTTGAGCTTGATGTTGCAAAGGGCTGATGATGAGGGACACAAAATGAGCACGGCAGACTACTCGGCGCAATTGCAGCGCGAGTCCGACTGGCAACGGCAACTGATGCAAGACAGGCAAATGCGAGACAATCCATGGCTTTCTCGGGCAGGCGACGTTGGGTGGGAATTGCAGCCAGACGGCCAATACCGGCGAATGATCAACGGCATCACGCAGACCATGCCAGCGGGCATTCTTGCCGGTAATATGCAGGCGCAGGGCATGGCGCAGCAGGTGTCCAATCCGGCAACCATCGGCGGGAATACGGATTACGTCGGGCAACTCAAGGCGCTTCTGGGCGAGCGGCAGCAGTCTGGCGGCGCCAGTTCGGTGCCGCTGACGAACCCCTACGAGCAGCGCTTGCAATCGCTGATGAGCAACCCGGACGAAATAGCCAATACGAACGCCTATCGTTTCCGGTTCAACGAGGGGCAGCAGGCTCTTGAGCGGTCGGCGGCAGCCAAGGGAATGTTGCGCAGCGGAAACACGCTGGCGGCGCTGGCGAACTACGGACAAGGCGCAGCCAGTCAAGAGTATGGCAACGAGGTTAGCCGACTCGGGGCGCTGACCGGGCAGCAGAACCAGTACAACCTGGGGCGCATGGGGCTTGCCAATCAAGAGCAGTCCAATGCCGAATCCGCCTGGCAGAACCGCGCAGGAACGGCGCTCAGTGCGCTGATCGCCGGCAACCGGGACAAGCTGGCAACCAACGAACTGGCGGCGACCAATGCCGTGCGGACGGGATACATCAATCCGGGATCAACGGGGAGGGCGAGCACATGGTAGAGGTGATGCCGGAAGACAGGATTGCACGACTGATGACGATTCGGGATCTCGTTTCGGCAGGGCAACAGGCGCCCGCAGGGCCGGCATTGCCGGACAACACGCTGCGCAACAACGACACTGGAGCAACCTACTCTTTCCAGTCGCAGGCGCCTGGCGCCGCATATCAGGCGGACTACGCCAATCCAATCGAGATTGCCGGGGCGGGCCGTGGTTATCGCATCAAGGGCGATCCGCTGGCGGCGCTGATCAACGGCCAGCGGGTTGATTTTGGCGTCGATGGCGCAGCAAGCCGGCAGCGGCAGTCGGAAACCCTCAAGATGCAGCAGGCGCAGCAGGCGCTACAGTCTGGAGCGCTCGACATCCAGGAGAAGCAGCGCACAGCGCAGATGGGCAAGCGTCCGTCATTGCCGCCTGGCTACGCGTGGTCTGAGGATGGTACGCGCGCCGTGCAGATTCCGGGGCTTGAGGATGTGGCAAAGCCGCTGACCGAGAGGCAGGGCAAGACTGCCGCGTTTGCCTTGCGCGCCGAAGAGGCGGACAAGATTATCAACAGCATCGGCAGAGACGGCGCCGTGCAGCCGGGCATGATCAAGCGGATGGGCGAGGCGTTGCCGTTTGTCGGCGGCGCGCTTGGTACGGCGCTGAATTTCACGCAATCGCCTGAACAGCAGCAAATCGAGCAGGCGCAGCGCAATTTTATCAATGCCGTCCTGCGTCCCGAGTCTGGAGCCGTGGTATCGCCGGAAGAATTTGACAATGCGCGCAAGCAATACTTCCCGCAGCCCGGAGAAACGCCTGAATCAATTGCGCAGAAGAACGCCAACCGGCAGCAGACCATTGCCGGCTTGCGCACCGAGGCGGGCGCGCGCGCCATGTCGCAGGCGCAGTCAGAGCTTGCCAATCGCCAGCCATCGTCAGAGCTTGACCGCATGCCGAAAGCCTCAGACCATCCGGGCAAGTACCTGACGCTGCCTGATGGCCGCGTGCTGCAGTCCGTTGGCGGCAAATGGGTTATGGGGGGCAACTGATGCCGAAGTTCATTCTGTCCGACGAGCCGCCGCAGCAAAGCACGCCTGGGCGCTTTGTGCTGTCCGATGCGACTCCAGCAGCCGACAACCGCAACATGCTGGAAAAGGCTGCGCAGTGGGCGTCAGACACGTTCGGAGCCAACGGAAACTTGCGAGGCTCGGTGATCGGTGGCGTGATGCAGGGCATGGCTGATCCGGTGGCAGGTCTGGTGCAGATGGGCGCAAACTTGCCGGGCATCAAGTCTCTGGTCGGCGATTCGGTCAATGCGGGCATCGCCGGCAATGAGGCGCAATACGAGGCGGCGCGGCAGTCGGCAGGGCGCAGCGGATTTGATGCTGCTCGGCTTGTCGGATACGTCGCGGCACCGTCCAATGTGATCGCCGCTGCTCGCGTGCCGATGGCGGCTACGCGTGTCGGGCAAGCCGGCGCCGGGGCTGCTGCTGGAGCGATTGGCGCCGCACTCACGCCGGAAAAAGACGCGCAAGACTTTTGGGCCAAGAAGATGCAAGAGGGCGCCGTGGGAGGGCTTGCTGGCGCTGTGCTGGCGCCTGTAGCGGGCGCCGTTGGTCAGAAGGTGTCACAGATGTGGAACGGTCGCGGAACGCCACCGCCGCCGACTGGAACGCCTCCAGGCGGATGGGGGCCTGCCATCCAGGTGCCGCCCGGTTCGCATGCCGCTGACGCATCCATCGCGCAGGCGGCAGCAGAAGCGGGACAGACGATTGACGAGATCCCGCAATCCGTGCTGTATCAGTTGCGCGCTCAGGCAGAGCATGCGCTGGCGAACAATACGACAATCGACACGGCGGCGGCGCTGCGCAAGGCCGACTTCGAGGCGCTTGGCCAGCAGCCTCTGCTCGGTCAGATCACGCGCGATCCGATGCAGTTTGCGCGCGAGCGGAATCTGCGAGGCATTGCCGGGGCAGGCGAGCCGATTGCCGCGCGTCTGAGCGGGCAGACTGAGGGCTTGAATCGGGCGCTTGGCGGGTTTGCCAACGAGGCGGACGAGGCATACGGCGCGGGCGCTCGACTGGCCAAGGATCTCGGGGCGTTTGATGCCAAAGCAAAGGGCGCCGTTGATCAGGCATACAATGCCGCGCGCAACGAGGCGGGGCGCTACGTCGATTTGGACCACGTTGGATTTGTCAAGGCGGCCAACGATGCGCTTGACGCAGGACAGCTTGGCCACTACTTGCCGGCGCAGATTCGCAACCTGCTGAACGACGTATCTACCGGCGCCGTGCCGCTGAACGTCAATACAGCCGTGCAGATCGATAGCGTGCTGTCTGCTGCTGCTCGCGGCGCGCAACCAGCGGAGCGCATGGCTATCAACCAAGTGCGGTCGGCGCTTTCTGGTGCGCAGCCAGCATCCTCAACCGGCGCCGACGCCCTGGCCGCATTCTCCGGCGCGCGCCAGATGGCGGCCGAACGCTTTGGCCTGCATCGAGCGATTCCAGCGCTCAAGGCGGCGGCAGATGGAACGGTGCCACCAGACGACTTTGTGAAAAAGTTTGTTCTCAACGGCGACGTCAAAGAGTTGCGCGCCATGGCCGAACTGCTCAAGAAAGAGGCTCCAGAATCCTACAATCAAGCTCGCCAGCAGATCGGCGCAGAACTGCGGCGCGCAGGGTTTGGCGAAAATGTCTCAGGCGACAAGCCATTTTCACAGGAGCGGTTCAACCAGCGCATGCGGCAGATCGGCACGGCACGGCTGCAGGCGTTTTTCTCGCCAGAGGAAATCAGCACGCTGCGCACAGTCGGGCGAGTCGGCGCTTACATGGAGTCGCCGCCGGCTGGGTCGGCGGTCAATTTCTCGAATACTGCGGGCGCCATGGCAAACCTTTTCAACTCCATGCCAATGCCCGGACTCATGCGCTCCGTGGTCGGGGCGGCGCGCAATGCAGCGCAGGCCACACGAAACGCTGGGGACGTGCGCAAGGCCATGCAAGCCGCCGTGCCGACTGCTCCTGCTCCCATGCCGCCATCGCGCAACGCAAGGCTCAACGAGCTGCTGCTGGTCGGCAGCGCTGGCGCCGGAGCTTCGACGCGATGAAGCTACCTCTGCCGTTCTGCTTTTTTGCGCGCAGTTTCTTCCTTGCGCTGCTGCGCGTACCATCGCGCGTCGTCTTCCAACGACCGGCCGTTGGTCAAAATCGTGTAAAGCACGTGACAGCCCACTGCGATGACAAAACAGATCGCAATGGAAATAATCTTGTATTCCCACCACAGGGCATCGTGCATGGCTTGGCTTCCGGAGGTGACTCGTGCCGGTAATTGTGCCTCAACCGCCAGAAAAAGGAGACGCCAGGTTTGATCAGTGGGTGTATTTGCTGTGGAAATCTTTGCGCGGAGTTCCTGAGCAATTCAACCCGATTGCCGGGGCAAACGTCACGCTGACCGGAACATATCCAGACATCACGTTTGCTGCATCTGGCGGCGGTGGCGGGACGATCAACAACTACATCACGCAAAGCCTCACAGCACAAGACGGGATGGACGGGCAAGACGGATGGCCCGGTCCGATGGGTCCGGCTGGTGTCTCTGGCGCAGCAGGGCGAGCAGGTCCGCCCGGCATGGATGGTATGGATGGTATGGACGGCGACGGCGGATATGCTTCGACGCCAGCACCAGGCACTTGGATTCTGGCCTTTGCGGCGGCGCACGGCTAACTTTTAGGAGCATCACAAAATGGCAGCAAACAAGAATATTCGCATCGGTCCGGTGGCGCTGACCACGACTTTGACGACCAACATTCTGAACCCGCAGACGCTGACGGGCGGTGTGTCGGCTGGCGGAACGAGCAACACGCAGACCTATATCCTGATTCGGCATATTCGCATCGCCAACAAAACTGCCAGCGCGGCTACTTTTTCGCTGTGGATTGGCGCAACAGGAGCGAACGCCGCCGGCACCGAATTTATGGGTACTGGACAAAGCGTGCCGGCAAACAGTTACGTCGATTGGTATGGCGCTTTGCGGCTCGATCCGGCTGATTTCCTGGTCGGCGGCGCTGGCACGACAACTGCGCTGACGCTTGAGGGCGAGGGCGAGATCGGCATTGTCTGATGATCAGGCTCAATTCCGTCTCCCGCATCGAGGCTGTTTGCGACTTTGCCGCCAACACCGTTGATCCCACGTGCGTAACAAGCTGGTCTGACCTTTCGACAGGTCAGTATCTTGGCGGGTCGCTGGCGCAGAATTTTACCGGCACGACGGCAATTGTGATCGTCACGTCACCGGCTACTGGTGCGGTTCGGGATGTCGATTTTATCCATATCTCGAACGTCGATCAGATCACGCAAGCGGTCACGGTCCGGTTTTACAACGGCAGCGGCACCTATAACCTGGTCAAGGTGTCACTTGCGCCAGGCGACCGACTGACCTACACGCATGCGGCAGGATGGCAGACGATCAACAATACTGGCACGGTCAAGTCTGCTGGAGCAACGGGGGCAACTGGCGCGCAGGGCAGCATTGGCCCGTCAATGTCCTGGGGCGGTAACGAGGTCGAGGTTGACGAAGGGCTTGCAATCACTTACAGCAACGCTGGCAATCCGCATATTTCCAGCACGCTGAAAGCATTTCTTGCCACGCCAACATCAGCAAACCTGCTGGCCGCCGTCACTGACAAAACAGGTAGCGATGGCGGGCTAGTCTTTGCTACAAGCCCGACGCTGACCACGCCGACTATCAACACGGCCGCATCAGTCGGCGGCACATGGACTGCGGCAGCTACCTGGACGCTCCCGGCACACACGCTTGGCGGCACGGTAAGCGGCGGCGGGAATCAGATCAATAACGTGGTGATCGGAACGGTGACGCCGCTGGCTGGATCATTCACGACGCTGACGGCGTCAGGACGCGCGGCCGTCGGCGGGGCTATTTCCATCGACCGCGTGGCGCACGTGAATGGCCCGATCACCGGGGCGACAACCGCATACTCGATCGTCGCCAACGGCGTGATTCAGTCGGATGTCACGGTGGCGGCGCACTACAACCGATCCGCGCTCAATACCCTGGCGGCGACGTTCACCGTGCCGCTGGTTTCGCATTACACAGCCGCGCAAGGGACGATCGGCGCGGGTTCGGCGGTCACCACTCAATGTGGATTTATCGCGGATGCCTCCCTGATCGGTGCGACCAGCAACTACGGTTTCCGGGGCTCGCTGCCTGCGGGGGCCAACCGCTACAACTGCTATATGGACGGCACCGCCCCGAACTACTTCGCCGGCGACATGCAGTTCGACAAGACGGTGACGGCGGCGGGGACGACCGGCGCGCGGACGATCAGCAAAAATGCCGGCACGGTGAACTTTGCGGCGGGCGCGACGGCTCTGGTGGTGACCAATACGCTGGTGACCGTCAATTCGATCGTCGTGGCGACGGTGGCCGCCAACGATGCGACGATGAAATCCGTTCAAGCCGTTGCGGCGGCGGGCAGCTTCACGCTCTACTCCAATGCGGCAGCAACGGCAGAGACGCGAGTCAATTTCCTGGTGATCAACTAATGAGCGATACACATGAACGGCCAGATGTGGAGATCATCTATCGCCGGCTTGACCAACAAGATGCCGTGTTGCTGCAATTGCACGACATGATCAGAGATCACATCGCTGAGAACCGGCACATCGAGGGGCAGATCAAGGAGCTTGTGGAGATGTACCGGGGATCAAAATTCATGATATCCGCGTTCAAGTTCCTCGTCCCGATAGTGGCTGCCGTTGCCGCTGGAGTGATTTGGATGCGCGAGCATTTGCGGATCTGAAGGACACGAAAAAGCCGCCCGTAGGCGGCTGGATGATCGGCAAGCTTGCGGTTTCAGGCGGCGGACTGGATTGACGAAAAAAACTCGCTGGATTTTGCTGCCGTCGTTATCCGCTCATCGACCATAATGTGATTGCGGAAAACGCGAAGGATTCCGACGCTCACCTTGCTGCCAAGTTTTGCGCTCGCCGGTGAAAACTTCGCGGCGTATTGCGCGCCGTCAAAACCGATGTATGTGGCTTCCATCTCGCTCTCCTCAATGCGCCCGGCGAACCGGGCGGTTTGTATCAGATCACATTCTTCGCTGACATTTCGCGATTAATTGTCGCGAGAATTGTTTTTGCTGCTGTAGCATTTGTTGCTACTCCATAAGATTTATACGACTTTCCTTTTCCTGAAACAACAAAGAAGAGAACCTTCCCTTGGTCTTGCTGTTGGTCAATGCGCAGTTTCATTTCTTTCTCCTGTGTGTGTTGTGATTCGATGACTGTATTGTAGCACTAAACAGTATAGTGTCAAGAGTTTTTTTCAGGCGCCGCATCAATCAGCGCCCGAACCCACTGCCCGCCACCATTGCGGGCCACCTTCGCCCGCTGGCCTGGGCTAACCCGCACGTGCAGGCTTTCGGCACGCTCGCCGACCGGCGTGATGGTCGGCTGGCGGCCCTGGCCTGGGCGATTTCCGGTGCGCTGCTTCATGGCGCCGTGAAACTCGCGGTGTAATCGTTGTTTCCGTACTGCTCCTCGAACCAGTCGAGGCACTCCTGGTCTGTTTCGGCTTCATGCTCGTCAATCAGTGCTTCAGACAGCGCCCCTTCGTCCATCTGGTTGTCGAAAACGTAGATTTTCATTTCCCTGCCCTCAATGCGCCCGGCGAACCGGGCTGGTGGTTGTTAGACTACTTCCTCGCCGCCGAGGCCTCCGCGCATGATGCGCACGTTAGTGGCGAACTTCTGGGCTGCAAGCCACTTTGCCCACTTGCGCGCGGCGCGCAGCGTGTCGAAGCAACGAGAAAACGTCTCGATACCGTCTGTGTTTCTGAAAGTGACTGCAAGCATATCGGACTCCGGCTGTTGTTGGTTGGTATGTCTGTATTGTATCACGCAACAGTCAGTAGTCAAGCACTATTTCAACTTTTTTGCGATGTCCTCGGCCGACTCGTTGTAGTGCGCCTGCAGCATCAGCAGATCCCGGTAGACCACCGCTCGCCGGGTTTCGTCGATGAGACACAAGATGCGTAGCGTCTCATCAAATCGGCAAATGTGAGCGACAAAGGCACGGCAACCTTGATTTTGCCGGAATTTTGCTATTGATTCCGGCAAGAGATTCCGATCAGGTATCTATAGTAATCAATGGGCTATCAATAGAAAACCCGCAGTTACGCGGGTTTTGGTTGGTTCCGAGAGGGGGAATCGAAAACGTAGCTATGGCTGGCTTTGCGCTTGCCTTGACGGAATTTTGAATGAATCTTCGCACTGTGTGCAAAGAGGAAATGGCGACAAATAAGCCACTATCACCAGCCCGTGCTCTCTTGACGTTTCGCACTGCACGTGATTTTTGCTCATCTCCTGCGGCGTTTTCCACTTTCCGCACTTTCCGCACTGGCGCTGCTTGATGCCAGCCTTTCGCTGGACCTCTGCCCATTCGTGCCATGCAAGATATCCTGTGGCCGGCGGCAGGTCGCCTGGCTTGTATGTGGCCTGCTCCAGGATGCACACTACGTCCATGATCGTTTCGCTCCTTTACCAAAATTTCCTGAACCGATTTAGCGCCATCGCCTGCCGCAAATACGCCGGCGATGCGTTCGCAACGAACAGCCGCCAGCGAAACGAACGGCTGTCTATGTGCCGGCTTGACCAGCTCCAGTTACTGTAGCTGAGTGCCAAGTGGCGCCGGAACTGCATCTCTGAGCGTTTCGACCGCCACTGAAATCTGGTGCGGCGGCGGTTGCGGTGGCTGGCGTTGAGGCGTAGCGGACGGATGATCATGCTGTTTCCTTCCTCGGCCTCTCGTGTTCAAACAGCATAAATTCCCAATATCCGCCACCGCTGTCGTCACAGTGCATCTGCCAGCATTCGGCGTGCATTTTGACTGATGACACCGACCCATCATCAAAACAGCGCCAGCGCTTGTATTGTTCCCCATGCGCTATTTCCTCGCCGCAGCTATGGCACTTGTGCGGCTTTATGGCAATTGGAGATTCTACCGGCGAGAGTACATTATGCAGTCTCCTTCCTCGGTCGCCTACCCTGCCCGGCGATCCTTCCCGATGTCCAAGCCCTTTGCCAGAGGTCGGCTAGGCGGTCAATGTCGGCTAGGGTGGTGGTCATGCGCGCTTGTTCCATGCGGCGATGGCATCCTGCGGGGCCGATTTGTAAGGCCCTCTTGCGCCGCAGCCTCGCTGCTCATATCCACGGACGCACTCAACGTGATTTGAAACGCTGCGCATGATCAACGTCGGCGCCGTCTCGCTGCCGCAGAACGGGCAGGGCTTGATCGGTTGGTCGGTCATGTCGCCGACCTCGCGCGGATTCTTTTGGCTGCAAAATGCAGCATGGAACCGCTTTTTGTCCCTGGCAGCATCCCACAAAGGTCATCGCACACCCCGGCGCACGCCTCGCGCTCTGCAATTCTCGCCTGCTCAATCAGCGCATCAATGCCATTGATTGTGTCAAGCCATGCAACCACCTGAGCCTCAGCATCGTCGCAAGATTTCTCGACACCGTGCTCTGCGGTGTATTGGCCGCCGTCTCTGTGGATTCTAGCGAGCAGGTCGTAGATGTGGTGGCGCTCGCGCTTGAGTCGCTCAATCTCGGCGTCTCCTCTGCAAGCGATTTCTGCCGCTTCGTGGCGCGCGTCTCGGTGCCCGAGTTTATAAGCATTCCTCGCAACGCCGTCCGTCGGCGGAGCGCTTATGGTCGGAATGTTCATTATTTCGTTGTGCATGCTCATGACGCGCTCCAATAGCTGATGTTGTTTGACTTGTATCGCGTAACCATCCCGTCGTCTTCCATTCGGCACAGCCGATCAAATGCCACCGACTTGCAGCAGCCGATAGCCTTGGCGACGCTCATCGTCTTGCGCTCCGGGTGCCATTTGACGTATGCCATGATTCGCTCTATGCCATCAAGGATCGCCTCTTTTTTCTTGCTAGCACATGGCGTGCGCTCTGCAGCGATCTGCTCTTGTCTTTCCCGCTCGCGCTCTGCATGCTCTACTCCGGCAATAATGCCGACCATCTCTGCGGCAAGGCTGCATGGGTCAATGCCTTTTCCGAGAAGCGCGCGTCCTGCAGCGTCCGGCTCGTTCGATGCCGGCAAGATGTCCGCCACATTCTCACGTGGCCTGCGCTCGGCCTTGACTACGCGCTTGCGATGACAGCCTGGAATCTTGGCGACTTTGAGATATTTCGCTCGGCTGCGAATAGCGTCCTCTGTCATATCGAACCGTTCCGCCAGTTCGTAGGTCGGCACGTGCGGGTAGAGCCGCATCAGTTCGTCGTCGCGGGCTTTGACGTTGGGGTGGCGTAGGTTCATGCGACCTCCTCGAATAAATCGCCGGTTGGCGTAGGCTTGACGATCTGAACTGGAAATAGCGGCGCTTGCCGGTAAGCGTTGTCGATGCGTTCGCAGGCTATGTCGAAGTATTTGCGTTCGCGCTCGATTCCTATAAACGAGCATCCAGAATTAATAGCCGCAACCCCTGTAGTTCCGCTTCCCATAAATGGATCAAGAATTATCCCCTCCGCCTTGACGACGCCAATGGTCCACTCCATGAGGCGAATAGGCTTTTCTGATGGATGCCCGTTCATAACCCTTCCAACAGGAAGGCTTATGCGCTTTGTGTTCGCGTCAAGGCTTGTCCATGCAAGTTCGCAATCTGCCATCGTTGGTACCGCGTTTTTCTTGTCCCAGACAAGCCAGCACCTTGTTGGCGGAAGTCCGTAATAATTTCCACCCCAAAACACAGTGCACGGAGAAAGGTTCGCAAGCTGAAGAAGAAATTGAATTTTAGGAGAAGATGAGTCCCATATGACCATCTCCTTAAATTCCGGCTTCGCTCCCCACGTTCCGCCCTTCATTCGACCGCCAAGCCCATACGGAGGATCGGTAATGACCGCGTCGACCATCGGCAGCGTCGGCAAAACCTCCCGGCAATCGCCGAGAATCATCCGACAGTCGCCGCTTGTCACATCCTCTAGCAGCGGCGCATCAATTCCGGCGCTGGCGATGGTGCCGAGTTTTCCGGCGATGAATGCCGAGTAACTCACAGCGGCATCTTCCTGACAAAATCCAGCACGATGCGAAGTTCGCAGTCGCTGAACGTTTCCAGTTCGGCGTCAATCTGCTGCCGGATCTCGGAAGTGATCGCCCGTCGCGCATCCTCTTCATCGCGCTTCCGTTGGCGTTCGATCTCTTCTGCGGCGCGCGCCTTGGCCTCTTCAGCATCGCGCGCAGCTTTGGCCTTTGCCTCTTCATCGGCAGCCCGCTGGCGGTCGGCTTCGGC